TGAAGTTTTGCCGCCGCTAAGACTGTTTACAGTTTTCATAGCTTTTTATTACTTGTTACAAAATACTCTAAGGGGTCGTAAATCTCTCCAATCACAAAAGGCAAACCAAACTCGTTAACGCTAAAACTAAAGGTATCAAAAGCATATCCCCTAGACCTTTTACATTTAACCGTTATGTTTTCTTTATGTACTGAGTTAAGTTCTAGTTGTATCTGGGTTTCTGTCTTTTTCTCAAGAAACGAACCAAGGTGGCCTGTGGGTTTCTCGCTTCCGTAATTGCTGTGTATAACCGTCACAATATGGCAATTGAATTTTGCAGACCATTCCATTATCTTTTGAACACAAAGGTTAGACTCTTCAAGGTTGTTTACGTCACTTACTAAGTCAGCGATTCCGTCTATAATTACAAGTCCGTTCTTATCTTTATTGTTTTTTAATATATGCTCAATAAATTCTATTCTTGTTTTGTAGCCTATTGTTCTAAGCGCATAGGTCTGGTAGCATCCCACCTCTTTGATGTTTGCCATATCTATAACCCTTTTAAATACTCGCTGTGAGTGCCAGTGCCCTTGCTCTGTATCAAAGTGTAAAAGGCATTTGCCGTCTCGGTGTCCCCTTATGTTACCGCCAAAGTTGTTTCCCCCGCTTAAATAAACAGAGGCTAGAAGTGAGGCAAAAAAGGTCTTTTTACTTTTAGGCGGTGCTTGTACAAAACTAAAGTTCCCGTAGGTACCTAAAGGGATTGGGAAAGTTATTTCTCCGTTTGGTGTTTGTATTGTTTTTTCTCCATAACTCAAGGCCGTTGGCGGGTACTCCATAACTTCCGTAGTGTCTATCGTACACTCTTCTTTTATGAGATCCATCAGCATAGCCTGTGTCGTTTCTTTTTCGGTCATTAATTATATTTTGTTTTTGTTTTTTATTTGTATTTTTTGCAAATGTATTCGACCTGTACTTTATTTAGGTTAAACCACTCCCCTCTTAATCTAAAATCCTTATATAGATTATGTAGTTTTTTTTCTATATTGTTTTCAAATATCTTAATTAATTTTAAATTAGGTTTTTCGCTTTGTAAAGTTTTTTCTCTTTTTAATGGGTCTTTACTTCTTCCTATTTTATAAGTATTGTTAGTGTTGTCTTTTATTATATAAGTTTTAATTTGTGAATTTCTTTCTCTTATTTTTTTTAATTGATTTTCAAAATACTCTTCATAATCTATTTTTCTTTGTTCTTCCCTTTGTGTTGTATTTTGGTATAATTCTCTACACCAATAATTATCTATTAAAGAATTTATAAATCTATCAAAAAGTTTTTTATCTTCTTTTTGAAATTTGTTAAGTATTAACTTTCTATAATTGACCCTATCTTCTATTTCTTCCCCATATAGATAAGGACTTTTAGTATATTCTAAATATTGTTTTTCAGAATTAAAATATCTTACCATTAATGTTTTGTATTTAACCATAATGTTTTTGTTTTGGATAAAGATATAAAAAAAAGGGGTTAAAAAACCCCCCTTTATTTAAAACGGTAAATCTACTTTTTCAGTTGTTACTGGGTCAGCTTGTGGCTCTCTTTCTGCGAGGGTTATTACATTGTCAGTCCATAACACTTTGCCGTTGCCTAAGTATTGGCGTTGCTTCTTAGCCTCTCTCTCTTCTTTTGACTGTGCCACATATACGCTTGTATTATTACCGTATCTGGTTTCATCATTTACAGCCATTGTAAGGTTGACGTATACTGCCCCTTCCTTACCCGCTACAAATTTCTCCTTTGGTAATTTAGCGACATTCAAATTAAAATTTATTAGTGCACTCATAGTTTATTTATTTATGTTTATTTATATTATAGGGTTTTGATTGTAGGTTTTTTAAAAGATTCGGACTCATCCTCTCCAAAGACTCCTAACTCGTAGAAGCCTGTTAATTTTAGAACGGCTCTGCTCATTGCTCGTTTCTCTGCCATTTCTGCCACATACCAGCTATTTGTGTTGCCTTCCTTATAAGTGTCCCCTTTTAAGGCACTCCCGAAGGTTTCAATAGTTTTACCGTTCTTACTTGCTACGGCTTTGAACACTGCAAACTTTGGCTCACATTTAATAACCTCGTAATTTACTCGCATTTGTTCTATAGCTTGTATTTTGTCAATACCTTGTCTTGTTATGATTGTGTAATGTTGGTGTTTAAAAAAGTCTTTACTGTCTAGGTTGTACTTGTTATACAAGTCTTTTAGTTTATCTCTGTTCATTGTTCTTTATTTAAGTATTCTGTTTCTATTATTTGCTCTAAGTATTTAACTCGTTTCTCTAGTGCCTCAATCCTTGCAATTTGATAGTGTTCGATTGTGCCTCTAGTTCTTTTGATGTCCTCTGAGTGTGTCATTTTATATGTCTTTAAAGTATTCAAAGGCATTAGTTCCACCTAGTAAAAAGTTAAGTGCAATAACATCTTTATAAATTAATTCACATACAAAAGATTGTGTCTCCAGAACATCCACAACCCGACCCAATAAGTCTGGGTGGTTTAAATTTTGACTCTGTAATATATTTAAGTAGTGTGGTTTAAGCCTGTGGTAAAGGTTAATTGTTTTATACATTGTTTTTGTCTTATTGTTAATAATATCCCAAAGTTAAAAAAAAAATATTTAATAAAAAAAATAATTAAAAAATAATAAACAGAATATAAACAAAATAAATATAAAACCTAAACACTTAAACAACAAAAAAACCACTCTTAAAGGAGTGGCTCTTCTGGGCTGTTAAGCCTCTAACAAAAACAAAGACAATTAAAAAAAATTAATCTTAAACAAATATAACCATATTATAACTAAATCAAAAATTTTGTTTCTTTTTTATTGCATCTAGTTTTGTTTTGAACTCATCGTATATTTCTTGCCAGTCTGAGTCCGTAAACTTAACCATAGTTCTAGAGGTCTGCAAAAGTTCTTGGGATAGTTCTTGACCTAGATTTATACTGTATTCATATTGTCTACCATACTCGAACCGATTGCACTTCCTACACTGGCTGTGTACGTTTCTTTCATCGTATCTAGTGATTAGATACTTTCTGCTTATAAAGTGTCCAGCATCACTCTGGGAATAATGTATTTTTTTTCCGCAGCTTATACAACCACAAAAACCAGTATTATTGTCAGCATCCCTACGTCTTATGTATTCACTAAATACCTTATCTATCTTATTTCTCCAATATTTTTGTGTTTTTTTAGGCATTACCAGGCATTTGAACAGTCCTCAGATATCTTTATTTATTATAACTTTATTTTAGCTTTTTTTATCTGTTTATGTATCCCTAAATATATCTATTTATTTATACCACAATTTTTAATAAATGGCTCAAAGTTATTAATAAAATCTTAAATAAAAAAATTTAGGTTTATCTTTTCCAGTTCTGAGTAATTTTCTCAGCAGAACGCATCCCAAAATAACCACCATAAACAAGCAACAAAAGAGAGGATAGTAAGTCTATCCAGTTAGGGTCTATTTTAAAGCCCTCTAAGGAACTATCTAGAATAATATAAATAAATAGGGTGGCTGTTAAAAAAGCAAGCGTTAAAGGTCTTATATTGCGCGTTAAATAGCTTTCAGTATTATTGTCGCTTACCCACCTTTTTGTGGTCTCTTCTATCTCTTTGGCTTGCTGGTCGTAGATTAATTGTTGAAGTTTTATTTTGTCATCTATAGAAATACCAGACTTAGTAATTTTCTCAATAGCATCTTTGGGAGAAACAACCCCCTCTAATACTTCCCCTAGTGCTGGGTTTATGACCTTTGCAGCCCCTAGAAGCAGTTTGCCTACGGTTGTATCTTTGAATTTCTTTTTAGGCATACCACCGAGCTTTTGTTTTTCTTATATCGTAGTGGACAAAAGTTTTGTAAAGACCTAAACCGCCTTGTAGCATTTGCCCTAAATCTATTAAGTCCTCTATAATTCTAAATACTTCCGCTGGTTTTAAACTTTCTATTGTTATGTCAGCCGCTTGGCCTAGTAAGTGTCTTGAGTTTGGTACCCCCCCTATGTCTCTATTGTGTGCCTCAGACCTATAGCCGCTGTTTATTGTGATTGCTCTACCTGTGTAGTCTCTTAGTATTTGCAACTGTCCAGATAATTTTATTATATTCTCGTAGACATCTAAAGGCATTTCGTAGCCTTTGCACTCAAACTCTTTTAGCTTAAAGTTCTTTGTTATCTGCATTTTTATTTTTATAGGTATTGTAAATCTTTTGGAAGGTGTAAACAATAGAAGCCAAAAGAAGTAATATCTTTAAGCTGTTTTCAATAGCAGTAAAACTTACACCTAAAGTGAAAATATTAAGCAAGTAGAGTCTGAGGTCTTGGATGTTCATAGCATTAGATTTTTTAGTAAGCCGTTCCACTTACTTATTAAATAGTATTGTAAGGCCTCTAGCTTGTCTGCTAAGTATCTAAGAAGTCGTACCATTACATTTTATTTTCTTGATAGTCTACACCGAAAAAGCTGTGGACTCCTTGACCTTCTACTGTAACCGCAGCAGACTTCCAACCGTAGGGGTGATCTTCTAATCCAGCCCACATTACATCTATATGATACTTAGGGCTAAACACTGGGTCTTTTATAACTTCCTCTCCGTCATACTCCCCTTTTTCTATAATTATATGACCAAGTTTTACAATAGAGTGGTTGTGAGTTGGGTACTCGTTACCGTCCTCGTCTGTTTCTACCCCGAGAGATTTTATCTTGCTCTCGGCGGTTTTTTTGTCCAAAAATTCGTATTTTCCTATTTTCATTGTTATGATGTTAAACTTATTAATTGCGCATCTGTTAAAGCCTCTTTAAATACTGCAACGCATTTTACTTTGCCGAAAAATTCAAAAGTACCACTTCCAGAATCAAAATTTAATGTATCTAAACCAGTTGGAATTGCGCCGCTTGTATCTGTACTTAATTTAACACCGTTTACAAATAAATTAAAATCATTTACTTTATATTTTACAGCTATTTTGTTAAATTGTGTTATATCGTAAGCAGTTGTAGAAGAATTAAAAGTATTTGCTCCACTTACTTTAACTGAAACATTAATTTTATTGGATGCGGCAAAATATGCAATCTCAACCCTATTGTTTGCTGTTCCATCCGATATTGATATTCTTCTAACTGTTTCATCATCTGCCAACGCTGCTATCTCTGCATACAAAACCCCTTCTGTTGAGTTTATAAGGCTTGAATCTCCGCTGCTGTTTGCTTGGTCTTTGTTACGGGTCACAGTGCTGCCGCTTGTGGGGATATATGATGTGGCAAAGTTTCTTGAAGCGTCTGCCTCTGCTTGTAAGCCAAACAATAAAACTCCGTTTGTTCCGTCCCTTGTTATGTTGGTATTATTGTCGGTGCTTGCTAGGTTTACCCTAACAGAACCAATAACGTCTGTTGTGGTTTTAAATGTTATTGAACATCTAAACCAACCATTTCCATAGTCTTCAATTTTTGCAGTGTGCTGGGATTGTACGGTTCCTAAAGTACCGTTTTGTATATTAAACCAAGACCGCCCAATTGCGTCCGTATCAAAACCACCCGTTTGAATAAATATTAAATCATTGCTCAAAGACTTTTTTGCAAATATTGAAACCGTATTAAAGTTGTCAGATACTACATTTGCAGCAAAATAATTTAAACTTGCTTGACCAGTGCCTCCGTCATTATCATCTTTAAATAAAAAAGCGGTATTTGTGCCGTCTGGTGCTGTGCCTTGATTTGCTGTTAAAATAGCATCGGATAGGGTTGGGCTTGAGCTTCCGCTAAAAACATCTCCTTGAGTAAAATCGTTTGAATAAGTAGCGGTATTTGTTGAAGCTGGTTCTAAAAGTATTTGCCCCGTTCCGCCTAAAAAATCAATCCTAGGTAAACCACTTGCAACAGACTCTATAAGACCGCTTGAGTTTACTCTTGTAGCTGTAGTTGCTCTTGTAAAGTCAAAATCGCCAGTCGTAGTGTTTGGTTTTACGTTATGTAGTTTGCCGTCACTTGTAGCCGTAGGGGTTAGTAAGATACTTGCTTTGCTTAATAAATTGCTCATAGTACGTCTTGTATTTCAGTTAGTAAATCCAAAGAACCCCCAAAGTTTTCAAAGTTTGTAACCCTTATAAATAATTGGTTAAGTAAAGAAGGTGCTAGGTATGTATCTCCGTACCCTATGTCATTGTTTACAGCAGTTCCAAAATTACTCTGTTTGTAAATTTCTCCGTAGCTCATATCATTATAACCTTTTTAATTTTACCAACACTTATAGTATAAGTTGTTGGAATACTTGTTATTTCGTTTGTTGTATCGTCTGAAAATGTCTCAGTAATTTTTACGACTCCGCTTGGGGTTGTAACGCTGCAAACATCCGCAGCCCTTGAGGCCGTTCCGCTGGTTGTTTTTATGTAACTAGACAAACTTGCCCCCTCTTCCACTTGACACCCCCACAAATACACAAAAGCAGTCGTACTAGTGTCCGTATCGTCTACGTCTCCAGTCGTACCCCTTGGGCTAAATACTGTTGTTATTGTTGCTGCGGTGTCTGTATTGTAAACAATAGAAAGCCGATACCAACCGCTGCCGTAGTTTTCAACCTTAGAACTTGTTACAGTAAAACCGCTACCATCTGCGCTTGTTGTAAAAGTATTTGTGCTGAATTGGTAAACTCCGTTTACTTGGTTGAGTCCAGACCCTTGCGCTCTCATAGCGAAAAAATCCCCTTCCCCTTGTTTTACAAAAACAGAGGTACAAGCATCTAAAGCACTAGAGGCACTTTTACTAACACTGTCAGATAAAAAGTTGTTTGTGTTTGTAGTCGAACCCCTTTGTATTTTGTCTGCTGTCATTTCTCCAGTAGGTGCGGTTACTTGGTCTGCTGTTACTGTTATGTCTGCTTGTTTGACCCAAGCTGCATTGCTGAACTCTTCAGACCTTATCTGTCTGTTTGTTCTTAAAGCCTCAATATGTAAACTAGGACAATTTGTGTTAAGCCAAGTAAGCCTCGCAATATCGTCTGTAGAAGCCCCAATAGTTTCTATAAGGCCGTCCTCTCTTACCCTTGTACCAGCCCCAGCCCTTACAAAAGTAAAGTCCTTTGTACCGTCACTAGGTATAATACTATAAACCTTGTCAGCTTTGTAGCCGCTAGGTATTAAAGCTAAGATAGGATTACTCATTGTTTTTTGGTTTTTCTTTTATCTCTTCTTTTTTCAAAGTTTCAATAATATATTTTTTTAGTTTACTAAGGTTTGTCTCTTTTACTTTATACTTCATAAAACCCAGCCTTTAAAGGTTGTGTCGGTATCGGGGTGTATATCGTTATCAGTGTTTGAGTTGTACTCGGGGAATAAATCCGTATTAAACTGCAAATAATCTACTAAGCGAGTGGAGTAATAGTTTGCGTATTCTCTGGCTTTGTCTACTAGATAGTCCACCTCGTTTTTATTTACTGTTTCCGCTGTTTCACTTGACCCTTTGAATACCCCCCCATTTTTTATACTATAAGCCGCGAATGGGATATAATTCATCTGCGCGAACCAGATTAAAGTTGGCTGGACGTATGTGTTTACTAAGCTTAAATAATTGCCAGCTAAAGAACCAGCAACAATATCTGCACTTATCTTATTGTAGAGGTCTGTTCCCAAAAGGTTTTGGATGTCTATTTGTTGGGCTACCTTAATAAACTGTATAAATTTGTCAGTATCTACGTTGCCGTCTAAGATAGAGTTTTTTACAAGGTCTGTTCTATTTATAAAAAGTGCTGTTGCCATTAGTTCTTAAATCCTATTTTGTTCCAATATTCCGCTGTATAACCTTTGTATTTCATATCTTTTGGGGCTACAGGTACCTTTTGAGCGTTTGGCTCTGGTTTAAACCCTCTTGACCTTGCCTCTGTGGTTGTGATTGCATCCCCTAAACTCTTAGCACCGTCCTTCCGAACGTAAGTCTTACGGAGCCATTTGTGCTGGCATCTAGCACCGCCTTTATATAACCAGATAGAGTAAGTATCACTACCACCTTTGCCAAAGCCTTTATTTACAGCCTTTGTAGTCATAGCTTGAATATCCTCTTTGCGGTAAACCTTTTTTGCGTTTACCATCTTTATACAAAAAGGTCTTGAGTTTGCGCTGTAACGCTGTGGGCTGTACATATACCGTACTAAAAAAGTATTGCCCTCTTCTGTACTTTGTTTGCTTGTTCCGTCTTGGTCGCTCTTGCTATAAGGTTTTGCGCTGCCTGTACTTACAAACTCCCAGATTTTAGCAAGTGTGCTTTTTTCTTTTGGTTTGTTTAAGTCTGTTATAACCCCGTCTAAGCCCTCTTCTTGGTCGTAGTCTACCTCTCGCTCGTCCATTACCTCAAAGTCGCTTAAAAGGTCTATTTCGTCCTCTCCTAAGTCTATTAAGGCGTCTGCTATTTCACTCCCTAAGTCTGCTGGTAAGTCCTTTGAGAGTTTTACCCCTGTCTCTTCCTCTTTTGTCTCTTCGTCTTCTACGTTTTCAAGGTCTGTAAATTCAAGCGGCTGTAAGGTCTTAAAGTATAGTTTTAAGGCTATATTATTAAAAGCTAGTATACTATCAAAGGCATCTATTAAAAGATGCTGAAAAGGTCTTATAACGGTGTTATCCATTAATATACTTGCCGTTTGTAATTCGTCTGCGTTATTACCTAGACCTGTGCTGTCTTTAATTCCTAAAAGCATAGGGCTAACAATTCGGTGGGCTACCATTATTTTTTTACCGCTCTCATCCGATAAAAATTGGTATTGATTGTGAGCGTCACTTAATTGAATAGGCTCTATTTGTGCTGCGCTTTCTGCATTGTCGTTAAAAGCTAGAATAAACTTACCAGCGTTACTTGAACCGCTAAACTTTTGATAGATACGATTCTCTAACATTTGTCGCTCTTCAGCGTTAGGAGTGCCGTTATTAAAGTTGATAAGCATTGACGGAGCAAGGCCGTTAAGTATGTTGTTTAAGTGATAGTTGCTTATTTCCTCTTCGAGTTCTGCATATTGCAGCCCCCCTTGGTAGTCTGGGCTTGAATAGTATTTGTAACCAGCTCTGTAAGGTTTGACGTAAACAATTTCGATATTTTCGTTTGAATATCCAAAGGCTGGTATTCTTTTTAGTTCTGTTCTTGTTGTTACCTTTTGCCAGTTATCAGAATAGTAATAAGCGGCTATCTCTCCTTTTTCGTTGCATTTCTCAGCCCTTAGATTCTCTACAGGGATGTGTTCTACTTGTGCTATTGTTTTTCTGTCCTTTGAGTAAATTACTTGCATAGAACATTGACCCATAAGTTTAAGGTCATAACACAGCTTTCTTACACAGTCTTTATTGAACAAGGCAACCATTTGAGCGTATTGCTCTGGTTTTTTGTTAGAGTCTAAGGCGTCTAAACCTTTGCCGTAAATCATTTGACTAACACCGTTTATAATAGCGTTATTTGTAGGGCTGCCGTTGTATCTGTCTATAAGATATTGAAAGTAGTTGTTATCACTTCCGTAAGCTACAAACTTCTTATTTGATTTCTCAATAATCTCTGGGCTTGTATAGCTGCTTAAATTAACTATCCGTAAATCGTTCATAAAATAATATAATCGTTATCAAAGCTATTCTCTGTGTTATATTCTCCACTATTAACAGAATAGTAATCGTTGTTTGTTTGGTTTATTGTTTGGTCTGTGCAAAATACTTTGTCTTTGTATATTGTAGCCCCAGACAATAAAACCTCTAAATTGTAAAACTCCCCTTCTATAAGAGTGCCAAAAGTACCAGTGAAACTCATATAATTTTTATCTGTCGAGGCTGTAGCTGTTGTATTTACTACACCGCCTGTACTTTCGTTTGTTAGTTTTAGATTAATAGTTCCAGCAAAAAAAGTCCTTGGAATTATCTTTAAAGCCTTAGTGCCGCTTGTTGTTATAATCTTCATACTAATATATAAATAAAACTAAAATATTTTGTATAAAAAAAAGCCCCCCAAAAGGAAGGCTCGTTTTAAATATAAATAAACTACTATGAAGGTATAATTTGTAATGGTACTCCGTCTGCTTGTTTAATATCAGGCGCAGTACAGAAAAACGGTGGGTTAACCTCTGTAGCTACAACTGTTAAAGTAAAGCCCTGTAAGTCTCCAGGAGCGGCTCCCGATACGATTGTACCAGCAGTAACCTCACACCCATTTTTAAGACCTAGTAAAAGTCTTTTAGTGCTTCCAGCACCGTCTGCGAATAATTCTACAACGTAGTGCGCTCTTCCTCTGTTTAAGAGTTTTAGCTCTTCTTGAGTTGCTACGTCTAAGTTTTGAAAAGTGATATTTAAGGTACTTTCGTAAAAAGTAGTCCCATTATCTCTTGAACTTGTTACAGCTGTCTCAAGGCTACTTAAAGCCCCTTGAACGTCAAACTTAAAGAACTCTGCCGAGTTATCGGTAGGCAGTGTAATAGTTCCGCTTGAGTCCGCTAAAGCTGCAATAGCATCGCTGTAGTCTAGTATGTAAATATTGTTGATTCCAGCAAAGGCGGTCTTACATCCTACCCCTCTACCTTTTGTGATTGCACAAGCCATATTTTTAGATTTAATAAAAAAGGGTAGGCAGTTTTGCCCACCCTTCTTATGTTAGTTAATTGTTGTTATTAATCGTAAAGTACAACGTCTGCACCAACTCCGATTTGAACCCCCGCAGTGTATCGCATAACGATTCTTACATTTTGGCTTCCGTCATTCTCTGCCATATCAATAACTCTCACTTCGTTTCTGTCATCTAGTAGGCCAGTTCCAAAGAATAAGTTTGATTGTCTTGCAGCAATAGCGCAGTTGTCTCTTAGTCCGCTTGTTGGGTACAATTTAACACCGTCAAAGCTTAACTCCCCACCGTTGTAGAAAGTATGTGACTTAGCATCTACACCGCTGTTTGTTGCAGCAAAACCACCTAAAGCGCGTACATAACTCTTAAAGATGTTTTGAGATACATAAATATATAAATCGTCAGCACCGTAAACCCCTGAAGGAATAGCGTCTACAATTTTACCTAATTCAGCAACTACGTTAGCAGAAGTTGAAGCAGTCCCAGTAACATCGTTTACTGTTGCATCTGCTAGGGCTAAAGCTCTAAGGCCGTCAAAGTTGTCAGCACCAGAAGCACCGTCCCAGATTGATGTCTCAGTAGAAGAGGCAACCTCAGCAGCCACTCTTGAAATAACAAAATCAGAGAATAAAGGGGGCAAATTGTCAAAAGCACTGAAGCCCATTTGAGCAGCTTCCCAGTCGCTATGCAAGTCTTTTTTACAAATGTCGATATTGACTTGTAACTCTTTTGGAGTTAAGACTTTTTCTGTCAAAGCTAAACTAGAAGTGGCAGTGTCAAAGTCACAGGAAGCCCCTTTAATTAAGTTTGAAAAAGCCCCTACTTTCATAGCTGCTTTGTATTTGATGTTTGGAAGCACTGTTATTGCTCCGTCATCGATAGTTTTTGCAGCTAATAAACTTGCTGCGATATACTTCCCAGCAAACTGGCCAGCATAAGAACTTGTAATTGTTACACTCATTTTATTTTATTTTTAGTTGTTAATATTTAAGATTTTCTCCATTACTCTATCGGCAGTTGTTTTCTTTCTGTTTTGTCCCCAAGTAAATTTACCGATATTGTTTGACTCAGCCTCTGGGTTTGCCTTGATTGGCTCCGCTGCTGGTTTGTTTAGTTCTACTTGTACCTCGTCTGGGATTTCTTGTTTTGACAATTCCTCTGTCAATAGGTTCCCCATTTCGTCAGCACTCATTTCCTCTTTTGGCTCTAGCATTGCTTTGATTTCCTTAATCATTTCTTTTACCTCTGCTAGTTCCTCTTTTGTAGCGTATTGCATTTCTTCTTTTTCTTCTTCAGCCTCTACTTCTTCTTTTTCTTCTTCTTCCGCTTTGATTTCAGCAATTAAGCCTACCTCTTCAACAAGTAAGTTGCGGCCGTCCTCAAGTTCATACTCCCCAACAGGTAAAGCTACTTTCTCATCCTCTGTAATTATAAAGACCTCTTTGCCAGATTCAAAAGAATCGGCCTCTAAAATAGTACCGTTTTCAAGTTTTAGTTGTTCTAGCTTGACCTCTTCTGTCAAGTTTAAAACCTCTTTGATTTTAGTTATCATATCATTTGATTTCATATTTATATATAATGTTTAAAAATTAATTTTGCATTTTTACTGTGATATTTTTCCAATCCCTTGCGCCCTTAGTGAACCATCACAACACTCAATCTTATAAGTATTGTCCTCACAAAGACAAGCTCTGCGCCCCCCTTTGGGGCTGGTTCTACTTGGTGTTATAAATCTCTTTATTCGTCTTAGCATTACTTATCGCTCTTTGGGTGTCCTTTGGGGAGTAAATCATTGTCCCCTGTGTATTTTGGGTTTTGTGGTCTGCCGTTCTTTACTAAGTATAAAAACGCATTGACCCTAGCAAAAGACCACTGCGAGGCAGATTTAACCCTAGGACTTCTACTTGTATTGAAAGCCCCTAGGCCTCTTTGAAATACAGCTTTAAGAGTGCCTACGTTTACGCCATAGCCTAGCTTTTTTTTATATCTTTCGTTAAAGTCATCAGACTTCTTTTTTAAGGTGGCCTCGTCTGCCTTAGATACCTTAGCCCCTCTACTTGTAGAAGCGTCCCCTTTGGCTGTTCCTTTGCCTTTTGGGTTTGGGTTAGGTGTGCCGCTCTTAGGTGCCTTTGGGCTTTTTCTTATACCGCCCCTTTCTCCGACTTCTGCCATCTTTACGCATTTGCCGTCTTTTTTCTTATATCCTTTTGGGCATTTGTCGTACATATTGACGCTATGTTTCTCACAAGGCATATACCAAGTCTTATTTTTATATTGATGTTGATGTATACCCTGACAACCTATATTAGAGGCCATCTCTTTAGCTTTCTCTTCGGTTGAGTAAGCAAGTCTATCATCTATAATAGCAAAATCATCGTTTACAACCACTGAGGCTAAACTAAGCTCCCCGAACTCTTTTAGTTTTTTAGCAGCGTATCTTTTGCCAGCTAAACCACCCCAGAGTAAATAAGAAATAGTGCCGCAAGCCTCTTTGTCTGTCTCATCGTAATACTCTTCTGCTCTTGACAAAAATGAATACATACGCTTAATTGTCTCTTCGCTTATTGCTTTGCCTTGGGCAAGCTGCTGCGCTCTTATTTTGCCTACCTCTGTGGCGCATTTGTTGTTTACCTTTTTGTTAAGATCAATACCTTTTTGAGCGTTGTTCTTTACTGCATCTGGATAGTCTGTGTAGCTTTCTAAAGTTATTTTTTTAGACAATACAATATCCTCTAATTGGCTAAGTAGGTACTCAGCTTCTTGTTCCTCAATCTTAGCTAAATCGTCTTTAAGAGTTTTGTCTTTGGGTCGCTCCATTTTATCAGCGAAATAGCCCTCTATTGAAAACCCTTTGACTCTGCCAGTCTTTACAAACTCATTCCAGACTTGTTCGTTGTTTACCTTTACAGCACCCACCCAAGTTCCTTGGGGAAGTTCCATACCGTATAATTTAGTCTTGTCCATTTTAGGATCTTCAACAATCCAAGACTCCACTAAAGACAATCCGTTTAGTTTGTGTTGGTGTTCTAAGGTTGAGTTGTTTTGTTTGCCTTGCTGTAAGAACATTTGAGAGGCTTTTAAGACCGTATCTTTTGAGAAATATATATAATACTCGTCTTTGCCGTTTCGTCTGTATATCGGCTTGTTTGGGACTAGTAAAGCCCCTAATAAAATACGTTTCTCTTTGTTTACCTCTGCAAGTTTAAACTCTTGAGATTTAAGGGCTACAAAGTCCTCTTCAATAGCTGGGTTTTCTACAACTGAAATAGCCTCTATTCCTATTTCTTGCTCTTCGTCTATTATAAGCTCTACTATTCGCATATTAATATATAAGTATTTTTAATTTATTTTGTTTTTATAAAGTAGCCCCTTCAACTATGTTGTTTTCTAGGCTCTGGGCTGTTGTGACGTCATTTGCTACAACAAACGCTTGTACGGGTTGTTGTGTCTGTCCACCTATTGCGTCCGCTAATTGGCTTGTTTCTGTAGCCCCAACTACGTTAAAGGACGGTGCTTGTGAGTCTCCGCTGCCACCCCCTAAACCTGCAGCAGAACCGCCACCGCCTCCGCCCCCACCAATTCCAGGGATTGCTTGGGCTGCTATTGTTGCTATTGATGTTGCCGCAGATAGTTTAGTGGCTAAAATACCTTTGGCTGTTGACGCTGCTTGTATTGCAAACATTGGATTCGGAGCCAACCCGATAACAGCTGGAGTCGCTGCAAGGTTCGCCTTTGCGGCTGCTATAGCCTTTGCGGCGTTTGAAATTACTTGCGCTATTGCTAAACCTTTTTCTACAACTAAAAGCCCAGCTGACAAAGCCTTAGACTTACCAGCTAGTTGACTTATAACTTGAAAACCGCCCTGTATTGCGTTGGCTTTTGCTTCTTGTAAATTTATTTCTGCCTTTGCTTCTTGTTCTACCGCTAAATCTATTTCCTCTTGTCGTTTTTTACGTCTTTTTTCTGAATCAGCATCCATTGCGGCTTCTCTCTCTTCTCGCTTTTCTCTTTTTTTATCCTCTCTCTCTTCAACGGCAAACATTTCATTAAAAAAGTCGTCCTCGTCTTGTTCCTTTTTTTTCTCTAAATCCTCTCTGTCTTTAAGGGCAAAACCAGCTCTTTTATTTCTAAGTTGTAAAAGTAGTTTTTCTGTATCCTCAATAGCTTTGTTGCCTTCCTCGTCTATTCCGCTGAATATACTTTTAGCTAGCATTTTATCTGTACGCATTGAAGCTGCAACAAGTCCAAAATCTTTACCGAATTTTTTACCTACGGCATCAACTGCTTGAAATATTTTTCTTATTGGGGTTGTAATAAAATTAATAATATCCTCTAATATTTCTTTATTTCTTTTTGATGTTTCTACCTGTAAATCTCTTACTGTTTTTTGTGCAACAAGTGAAGCTTCTAAAGCTAGTATTGTTTCGTCTGTCTGCTCTTTTTTAAGGTCTCTTATTTGTTTCTCTGTTTTGCCTTGTAATTTTAAAACATTATTACTCCCTTCTAAATTGTCTAACTGTTGCTTCGAGGCATCTGCGCTTTCTTTTGCAAATTTAGCAGCGTTTTGAGATTCCTTAGATATACCAAAAAGAACAGTTTTAATTTTGTCAAAATTAGCAATAAGAGTCCCCACCAAAACAACTAACGCCCCAATACCAGTCGCAATAAGTGCTTTTTTAACTCCACTCAATCCAGTTATAAAGCCTTTAATTCCACCAACTCCAGACTTAAAGCCCTTGCCTAATTTTACAATTTTTGTAGCAAGGCCGCCTGTAAGTTTGTCGATTCCCCTTATTACGTTGGTTGTTTCTTTTTGCCCCTTTCTAAATTTCTTTGCTTCTCTGTTTGCTTCCCTTTGTTCTATAGCAAGTTTTTTAAGACCTAGCCTTTGGTCTTTTAAAGCATCTTTGCGCTCTTTTAGAGTTTTTTTAAGGGCTTTTTCTTGTGCTAAGTTTGTTCTATTTGAAGCGTTGTAATTCTCTAAAGCTGCTTGTGCTTTTTGGTACTCTTCTTCTAATAAAACAAGTATAGCCCTTTGCTCGTCAATAACGTCATTGATATCAGTTATATTTTTCTGCGCTTGGTCGCTTAGTACCTTAATTTCTATTACTTTTTCAGTGGCCATATTATTTCTTGTTTAAGTGCTTTAAACCCCTCTTTTAGTGTCGTAGGCAGTTTATATTTGCCTTGTGCTATGCGGATGGTTTCTGTTTCTCCGTTTGCGTATTTTAGTGAGTCTAGTATTAGTTTTATCATTTCCGTAAATTAGTCTGTTGTTGCAAAGGCTATCCTATCTTTTGAGAAAAAGACTGTGCCCCCTATTGTGTATCTAGTTCTTATACCAAACTTGAAAGTTACTCCGCTGTCAAGTCCTGTGATTGTTCTACCGCTTATGTCGTTGCCCAAAGTCTCTACAAACTCATCGTCCTTTATAACGTCATACCCAGTGATATTGTTTGCTACTACATCCCCTAAAGGTGTCCATCCTAAAGTGACTGAACTGCTAGAAGTCCCAGCTATGTTAAGGGCTGCTATTCTTGGCAGAGTGTCTGTGACGTTTTCTGTTGTAGATGCTTCACTAACATTGTAAAGCTCTAAGGTGCTTTTATTGTTTAGTAGGTTTGTTTTTATTGAGTTGATTCTATAAGCCTTGTTATTAATTATAAACTTGTCTGCTAAAGAGTAGTTTAAAATAATATGCAAAGGCAAATAAGCATCTAGCTTTATAATACGTCCTTGGCGGTTGTATATGCTAATGATATAGTCTAAGTAATACTTAGCAAATAGGTTCGTTCCGCTTACCTCTCTGAAAAACTCATCTATCTCAAGACCGAAATTTAAAGCAGCAGAGGTATCCCCTACAGTTCCACTAGCTGGTACAAACACTTGACTAGGTCTGTTGTATGCTGTTATGTCTTGTAAAGCCCCAGCAGTACCGTCTTGTAATTTAAAGGAGTCTGAGGTGGTTTGTCCCTCTATGTATAAAAGTAAAGGCTGCCCGATAGTAGCGTTAAAGTCTTTGTCTAACATAGCCCCTTGACAAATAGTTGATAAAGCCCCTGTATTACTGTTTGACAATCTCTCGTAAAGCATTTTCTCAAAGTCTAGTTCTACTTTAAAGTCTTTGCCGTCCCACTCGTTATCGTTGCTTGGTGGATAACTTTCTCCAGCAAAATTGTTGCCTAAGAGTTCTTGTTGGTTTTGTATTAGAAAACTTTTTTTACTTTTAAAATCAAACTTTACACTTTTGTACTGTAGGACTTTTTCAACTGTGCTTTTTGTAGTGTCTACATATTTTGTTATGTCGTATGTAGTGCCTTGAGCGTAGAAGTCATTTAAAGGTAAGACGTTTATTTTATTGTCCTCTTTAAAAGCAACAAGGTTAAACATCTTAAATAAGTTTGTAAGAAAATCAATAACTTTCATTTTAGGCATCTGCCTTGAAATAATTACTTGGTTTGATGTCCCTAAACTTGTTGGGGTGTAGACCCCAGCAGTAATACCAGAACTTACAGAACTGCCCACTAAATTAACATTCCTTTGGTTTGCTGTTATTTCAATATCTGTAAAGCTGAAAGTCGATGCTGTAGTAAGTAGTATTTTTATGTCTACAATACCATCCCCATAATTTACATTGTTTGCACCGCCAAGCCCAAACCGTACTGTTGTTTCAGATGACCCAGTAAAGTCTCTATCAAATAAAACCGAATTGTCTGCGCTTCTTAATATCGTTAAATTATATTCATCGCTTCCGCTAGTGTCTATGTCAAATTTTAACTCTAGCCTTGTACCGTTATGTGTCATTGATGTAGGCGGTACAATTTGAAACGGTCTAAATTCTGTGCCGCTGTCTAGTGTAAAATCTCCGTCACTAGGCAAATGAAAACGGCTCTCTAAAACTTGAACCCCACCGCCCTCTGTAGAGTTTGACATAAAGCCTTGTTCTCTGTGCATCCACATATAGAGATTGCGAAAGTCTGAGAGGTTAAAGAAGTTGCCCGTAAACTCTAGGTCATAGGTGTTCTGTATTGCCTCTATTATAGCCCGTACCTTTATAGCTGGTTTTATGTCTAAGTGATTTAAAAACTCGTTATTTGTGCTTTTATACCCACTGTTTGAAAACCTCATATTTTTACTATGAGTTATAAGAGGGAAGCAAACATCTGTGCTTGTGATAGAGATAAACTTAGCTTTTATTGTGCTATAGTCATAAGCAAAATTTAAACTGCTAGGGAAGTTAAGACGGCTTAAATCGTCATCCCCTAAAATGTCTTTTAGTTCTATTGTATCTCCAAAGAAAACCAATTTATAAGAGTGTGCCTTATTGTCCTTCATTGATACGCTGTTAAGTCTTACTCTTCCCTTTTTGTAGTCTGAACCGTTTAACTTTATAAGCGCATCTATTTTAAACCTAGCATCAAAACTATTGATAACATCAAAGTCCTCGTAGTGTCTAAATAGTTTGGAGTTATGCTTTGAGGCTGGTACATTGAACTGCTGCGAAAACGGTGTAAAGACTTTAGAAATATCCTTTGTGTTTTTAATGGTGTCTGTTATTGTTACACTCTCATCCTCAAATAAGTCTAGCCGTTCAAAGTCGCTTTTGATTGTATATAGTTCCCCACTTGCAAATATATCAGCAGATAGGGCAAGAGTTGTGCTGTTTGTTACTGCCGTCACTTTTGCGGTTGTACTGTCTGTATCGTTGAAAACAATATAGCCTACCTTGACTGTAGAAAAATCTGCGTTTGCATCTACAAGGTTATTGGTTGAGGTGCTTGTGGCAGCCCCCTTGTATTTTATACCGTCTCTTATGTATAACTCAAGTATCTGCATTAACGGACGTTATTAATGGTGTCAAAGGCAAACTCTACCTCTATTGTGTAGTTTATGATTTTATCATTTAATTGAGTCTTGTAAGCAAACGAGCTGCTTGTTACTTTTATAGGCAAAGTCTTTGAGTCTATTTCTATCCAGCAGTCCTCACTTAATTGCATCTCTTTAAACACATCATTGTAAGCCTCTGGGTAGTAACCAGTATTTAAGGTTAGTTTCTCTTTGCCGTTTTTTGTTAAGGTTTTGTTTTGGTGTTTACTTATGTTATAACTCGCTGCGCTTATGATGTTTTTTTTAAAGTCCTCTGTCTTTGTTGTTAAAGATTCGTTTGAGCGTTTAAAAAACCAGATGTCTTGCAGTGTTCCGTATTTGTTTATAAAGGTTATTTTAAGGGGTGTGAATTTACACTCTTCCTCGTTTGTTACCGTTAGTTTTGTAACCCCCAAAGAACTGTCTACAAGTATTGTATCAAAGTCAAATAAAGTAAACTCCTTTGAGAAATTAGTAAGACAGTCACTGCCCTCAAAAGTTCCCCCGTCTTGTATTACTCTGTCCTCAAACTCATCTGAACCGTTTACACCGCTTGTGACGTATTCAATTTGCGTAGTGCTGCTTGTTGTTGAACTTATAGCCTTAGTAAATACTTGCGTTCCGTTTTTAAGGTATGTTACTTGAGTCGCTAGGGAAGTGT